TGGGAATGCAGTTCACAAATGGTCTTGCAACTTCTGAAATAAATAAAGGATCAGGCGAAATAATTTATCTTGATAATCGCCCTCTAATATCAAGAAACTCCAGACAAAAAGAAGACGTTAAAATTATCCTGGAATTTTAAAAATGCCACAGAAGACAAATCTAAATATCAATCCTTATTATGATGATTTTGATCCAAAAGACAATTTCTATCGGGTATTATTTAAGCCAGGATTTCCTGTTCAGGCTAGAGAATTAACGACTTTACAATCAATTCTTCAAGATCAGGTTGAGTCTTTTGGAAGTCACATTTTTAAAGAAGGATCGATGGTAATACCTGGTGGTATTACTTATGATCCACAGTATAATGCAGTTAAATTAAATCCAGATCATTCTGGAATAGATGTATCGTTATATATTTCTAGTTTAGTTGGTAAAACTTTACAAGGTCAAAGCACTGGAAATACTGCCAAAGTTGTAAATTATTTACTACCCCCAGATAAAGGAGTAGAAACCCCAACATTATACGTTAAGTATTTAAGTTCTAGTGATAACTTCGAATTTTCATCATTTGATGATGGTGAAGAACTAATAACCTTAGATACTTTTGTTTATGGCAACACTACCGTAAATTCTGGAGATACTGTAGCAACTCTTGTTGATTTGGAATCAACGTCTATTGGTGCTGCTGTTGGAATAACAACAGGCGTATATTTTCTTAGAGGTCATTTTGTTAATGTAGATTCTGACACATTAATTATCAGTCCATATGATAATAGTCCTTCTTATAGAGTAGGTCTATCTATAAATGAAGAGATTGTCAATGCTGGCATTGATACATCCTTATATGATAATGCAAAAGGATTTTCAAATTATGCAGCTCCTGGTGCAGATAGATTAAAGATTTCAACTTCTTTATCTCAAAAAGAATTAACCGATTATGACGATAAAGATTTTATCGAATTAATTCGATTAGATAATGGAGAAATTAAAAAATTACAAAATAAATCTCAGTATTCATTAATTAAAGATTATTTTGCAAAAAGGACATTTGAAGAATCTGGTGATTATTCTGTAGATAAGTTTAAATTAGAAATTGTAAATTCTCTAAATGATAGAATTTCTAATGATGGTCTTTACTTGGAAACACAAAAAACGGATCAAGGAAATGATCCAAGCGAAGACCTGATGTGCGTCAAAGTCTCTGCTGGAAAAGCATATGTTAGGGGATATGATATTGATATTCCAGCAACAACCGTTTTAGATGTCAATAAACCAAGAGATACTCAAACAGTAACATCATCTCTAATCCCATTTGAAATGGGAAATAAGTTAAGAGTTAACAATGTTTTTGGTGCGCCAATTATTGGAGTTGATAACAATAGCAATACGGTTGATCTTTACAGTCAAAGAAGAAACTCAACTACTGCAGGAACGGGAAATCTTATAGGAAAAGCAAGAGTATATTCATTTGCAACAGCGGATCTTCCATATGCATCAGCATCCACAGAATGGGATTTATATCTATTTGATGTTCAAACATATACAGCATTAACTTTAAATGAAACAACCTTAGCAGCAGATTGTCCTGCAACTTCTTTTATCAGGGGTTTAAGTAGTGGTGCAACTGGATATGTTGTTGGAACTCCAAGTGACGCAACGATTACATTAGATCAAACTTCAGGTACATTTATAGTTGGTGAGCAAATTCTAATTAATGAAACGACTCTTGTTTCTAGATCTATAAAATCTTTGAAGGTTTATACAACTGATGATATTAAATCAGTTTATCAAGACTCAACAAGTCTTGGTTTAGAAACTGATTTTGTTGCAGATACTGTTCTTCAAAGATCTATTCCAAGTAAGTTTAGCATAACAGATAAACTTGAAATTAATAATGCAGGTGTTGCTACTTGTGCTGGTAAAAGTTTCTTAGGGATAAGAAGCGATGCTATTATTAGCTATCAAGTTGCTGGTACATCAGTAGAAACTTTTAACAGAGTTTCATATGTTTCTTCTGATGGTGAAACACTACAACTAGCAACAGTTCCAAATGTATCTGGAGTTTGTGACGGAAGTTTACCATCAAGTAGTGAGGTGACTACTTTTAGTATTGGTATTCCCCAAATTACAAATCAAGAAGAAGCATACTTATACTCCAATATTAATACATCTAATATATCATCAGTTAACCTATCTGGTTCAAATCTTTTAGTTTCAAAACAGATTACTGGTCAAACCACAGACTCTGCTGGTTCATTATCCATAAACGTTTCTTCTACAGGAATTTCCAGTGCTTTCTTTGAGAACTTTGATACTGAAAGATACTCTGTATTTTATAGTGATGGAAGTATTGAAGATTTAACTTCAGATCAATTTAATTTATCTGCAAATGGCACAATATTAACCTTAACTGGATTAACACCAAGTCAATCCGGAGATGTAACTGTTAATGTTTCTGTTAAGAAAAATTCAGTTCAAAGTAAAACTAAAAATTATATAAGAAGTCAAAAACTTATTATTGATAAAGTAAGTTCTGGTATTTCCACAGCACTGAGTGGATTAACAACTAGCACTTACTATGGTTTAAGAGTTGATGATAAAGAAATTTCATTAAATGTTCCAGATGTTGCAAAAGTTATTTCTGTTTACGAATCATTGGATTCGAGTTCTCCATCTTTTGACAAACTAACATTTGTTTCTGGATTAAGTCTTGACACAGCATCAATTCTTGGTGAGCAAGTAATTGGAGAAACTAGTGGAGCACTTGCACAATTAGTAACTAGATATTCCTCAACAGAAGTTGAAATAGTATATTTGAATTCTAATAAATTTACTGTCGGAGAAACTGTTGCATTCAGAGAATCTGGTATTGTATCAAATATTGTTTCCATATCTCTTGGTAATTATTTAAATATTACAAATGGATTTACTCTGGATAAAGGTCAAAAAGATCAATATTATGATTATTCCAGATTGATTAGAAAATCATCTTCTCTTGTACCATCTAGACAACTTATTGTAGTTTATGATTGCTACAAAGTTCCAACAAATGATAATGGTGATGTTTATACTGTAAATTCTTACTCAGATGAAAGATTTGAAAAAGATATACCTATTTTGGCATCTGGATTAAGAGCATCTGATACTTTAGATTTTAGACCTAGGGTCGCTGAATTTATTTCAACTACTTCTTCCCCATTTGCATTTTCAAGTAGAAATTTTGCAGCAACAGGAACCAATCCAACCCTAGTTGTAAGTCCTGGAGAAAGTTCTTTAATCGGATATAGCAATTATTTACCAAGAAGGGATAAGGTTGTATTAGATAAGTTTGGTAATTTCTCAGTTATAACTGGAACTTCTTCATTGGATCCAAAAGAACCAGTGAATGTTGAAGAAGCGATGGATATCGCTTATATAGATCTTCCAGCATATCTTTATGATCCATCCGATGCAAAGATTACTCTTGTAGATAACAAGAGATACACGATGAGAGATATTGGTAAGTTAGAAGATAGGATTGAAAATCTTGAGGTCGTTACTTCATTATCTCTTCTCGAATTAAACACAAAGTCTCTCCAAATTCAAGATGCTGATGGGTTAACTAGATTTAAGAGTGGATTTTTTGTTGATGACTTCAAAAATAATAGTTTAATGAACATTAGTGATCCAGATTGTAATGTTGATGTTGATAGAGAAAATCAAGAATTGAATGCACCTATTGATTTTTATTCGTTAAAAACTAATATTGCAGTTTCTCCAGGTTTAAATCAGGATACTGTAGACTATAGAACAGATTTACCTTTATTAGATTCTAATGTAAGAAAAACTGGTGATTTAATTACTCTAGATTATGATGAGAAAGGATGGATTGAACAACCTTTAGCATCTAGAGTTGAAAATGTCAACCCATTCAATATGATTGAATATAAGGGTTCTGTTAAATTAAACCCTGCATCGGATAACTGGGTCAGAACTATTTTTGTTCCTGGTGGAAGTAGAACTGAAACTGGTGGATGGGATGGATCGTATGTTGAAAATGTTTTAATTAGTAGTGTTCCCGACACTCACATGAGATCGAGAAACGTTGAAATATTTGTTAGTGGGGTTAAACCATTAACCAGATATTATCCTTTCTTTGATGGATCTAGTGGCATTGATATTATACCAAAACTGATTGAAATATCAATGGCATCTGGTACTTTTGAAACTGGGGAAACCATTGATGGATTTGTAGGATCCGAAAGAGTTATTTCTTTCAGATCTGCACAACCAAATCACAAATCTGGAACATATAATAACCCCTCAAGAACTTATAGCATTAACCCATACAACAAATCATCATCTATTGGATCTTCATATTCGGCGTCATCCACAATTCTTAATGTAGACACAGTATCTTTGTGTGAGGAAGCTCAGGGAAGATTCTTTGGATATATTGTGGCAGGAATGTCTCTTGTTGGAAGATCTAGTGGTGCTGAAGCTTCCGTATCGAATGTCAGATTAGTTTCTGATAACTGGGGAGACATCTATGGATCGTTCTTTATTAGAAATCCTTTAGCATCACCACCTCCACTTGTAAGAATAACAACGGGCACAAAATCATTTAAAGTAACTTCAAGTTCAACAAATGCAATTCCACTACCAGGAAGTCTATTAATTTCTAGCGCAGAGACCTCATATTCTGCCAGTGGAATAGTTAATACTTTCGCACAAGTTACTGTAACGGTTAGAAGACCACCACCACCACCACCGCCACCACCAGCACAGAATAGAGGAGGTGGTAAAGATCCTCTGGCACAAACTTTCACTGTCGATGAAACTGGAGCTTTCTTAACCTCTGTAGATCTCTACTTTGGTAATAAAGATGAAAATGAAAAATGCTATGTTCAGATAAGAACTGTTGAATTAGGAACACCAACGTCTCAGGTTGTTCAAGATTATGCTCAGGTTGAATTATTCCCAGATCAAATTACAACATCAACAGATGCTTCAATAGCAACTAATGTTAAATTCCCATCTCCAGTTTACTTACAACCAAATACTGAATATGCGATTGTTGTTCTAGCACCAACGTCAGATAACTATGAGCTTTGGTGTGCAAGGATGGGTGAGAAAACGGTAAATACTCAAGATTTACCGAACCCAGAAAACGTTCTTGTAACTAGACAATATACTGGAGGAAGTCTATTTAAATCACAAAATGGAACTATTTGGACAGCAAGTCAATTTGAAGATCTTAAGTTCAAATTGTATAAAGCAAACTTTACTTCCAATTCAGGAACCGTTACCTTCTACAACCCATCTTTAGGATCTGAAGACGATAATGTTCCAAATTTGAATGTAAATCCAGTAAAAACTTTACCAAGAAAGTTAAGAGTAGGAGTTACGACTGAAAGCACCAGTACTGCGGTTCTTTCAAAACTAATACCTGGAACTAAAATTAATAAAACCGGTTCTTCTGGTCCATATGGATATATTGAAAATATTGGAAGTAAAATATCCACAGTTAGTACATCCAATGTTGGTTCTGGTTATTCTACAGGGACATTTACCTCAGTTCCACTATATTCAATAACTGGTTCTGGTAGTGGTGCTCAGGCAACCGTAACATTTAGTGGTGGAGAATTGTCTTCAACAACCATCACTTCTGTGGGAAATGGATATGCTGTCGGTGATATTCTTGGTATTACAACATCAAATGTCACTAAGGGTAAGAATGCTAAGATTTCTGTATCAACAATTGATGGTGTGGATACTTTATACTTAACAAATGTACAGGGCGAGTCATTTGCGACTAACGACAACTTACAGTATTTTAATGGATCTACAACTGTAGCACTTGGAGTTACTGTAAGGGAAAATTCTAATGTAGTTAGCAACCTTTATGATGGTAGAGTTATTGAAATTACTCAATATAATCATGGTATGCATCAAGATACCAATAAAGTTGTTATTTCTAACATAGAACCAAATACGATACCTACAACTCTTACTGCAAATCTTGCATTAAGTGATACTACTGTTTCCGTTGCAAACACTTCAATATTTGCTACATTTGAAGGTATCTCGACTTCCAGAGGATATGCAAAGATCAATAATGAAGTCATCTACTATGATAGTATTGGTTCTGGAACATTAGGAATTGGTTCTAGGGGAAATGATCTTCTTCTCTCGGGAACAAGAGTTCACAGTGTAGGGGATCAAATTTATAAGTATGAACTAAATGGTATTTCTTTATCTAGAATTAATACAACTCATACCCTGCCAACAGATTCAACATTGAAATCTGCACGTGAAATTGATACCTACCACCTACAAATTGATAGATCCGGAAGAAGTTCTGGAGATACTCAAATGAGCTTTACTGATGAAAAATCCGTTGGTGGTTCAAACGTTTCTATCTCACAAAATTTCCAATTCAATGGTATTATTCCTCAATATAACGTAGTCACTCCAGGACAGAATACAACTGTTTCTGCAAAAATCAGAACAGTTTCTGGAACAAGTGCTGGTGGATCTGAAATTTCTTTTATTGATCAAGGATATGAAACAGTTGAGTTAAATCAGATTAACTACTTATCTTCAACCAGATTAGTTTGTTCTGAAGCTAATGAAGAAGAATATCTAACAACGCTTCCAAAAAATAAATCATTAACAGTTGAACTTAACTTAAGTTCTGTTGATTCCAATCTTTCACCAGTTGTTGATACTCAAACTGCCTTTGTTGCTTTAGCAAGAAATAGAGTTAACAATCCCGTTTCAAGTTATCCAGATGATTCTAGAGTAAATCAAACTTCAGATGATCCCCACTCTGCAGTTTATATATCAAATAGAATTGATCTTAAGCAACCCGCATCTTCATTAAAAGTTCTTGTTGGTGCGTATCGCCATTCGTCAGCAGACTTTAGAGTTCTCTATAAGCTTTACAAAGCAGACTCTAGTGAGATTGATCCTGTTTATGAATTATTCCCTGGATATGATAATCTATCTGACACTGATGGTGATGGATTTGGCGATTCTATTATTGATCCTACAAGAAATAGTGGTTTACCAGATGCATTTGTTCGTGCAAGTAGAGATGGCGAATTCCTTGAGTATCAGTTCAGTGCAGAAAATCTAGATCAGTTTACTGGATTTGCTATAAAAATTGTTATGAATGGAACAGATGAAGCATATCCAGTTAAACTGAAAGATCTAAGGGTAATAGCACTAGCATGATCCCAGTAGAAGGACATAAAAACCTTTTCAGAGATGAAAAGACTGGTGCTATTGTAAATACTGATACTCTTGGTTATTCTCAATACATTAAAATAAAAAGTGAAAAGCAAAAACAGAGAGAGGAACTAGATCAAATAAAAAATGATATTAATGAGATCAAATCACTTCTAAAGGAGTTAGTCAATGGACCCAAATGAAATTACTCTTGAGAGTATTGGAAAAATGTTTGAATATGAAAAACATGCAAGAATGATTGATGAATTGAGTTTTGAAGAACTCCAAAATTTTGCAAAACTTTATTGCAAGTTATACCTTAGGCAACAAGAAGTTGTTGCATCCCTGGGTGTAAGTTGAGTATAAATATATTTTAGATCCTGATGTTGTATAAATCTCGTGGTTATGTGGGTATAAAACTTGCGGGAGTCACTATCTAATGGCAGATATAAAAGTTAGAGTTGGGCAAAAAAATGCGGTAAAAGTCATATCATCTTTGGCTGGAGCACAGGCTCTTTCTTTGCCAGAACTTCTTGACGTGGATGCCGACTCTTTTGGAACTCTTTATAATGGAATGGTCCTTGTTTATAATGCAGCAATTAACAAGTGGCAGGCAACATTAGAATTAACTCCAGGAAACTCCCAAAATCTAGACATTAATGGGGGGACCTTTTAGTGGCTAGTATTATAAGAGTAAAGAGGTCTACAGGAACAACAGCACCCACTTCATTATATTATGGTGAATTAGCATATACTGATGGTTTAGCTCTCACTGCAAATAGTGGTGGTAGACTTTTCGTTGGCGACCAAAACGAAATACCAAGAGAAGTTGGTGGTAGATATTACACAGATATGTTCCTCGAACCCGGAAAGGTTGCGGGACAAGAAAATAAAACAACTCCAGCAAATGGATTTGTTGCTATTCTTGATGAAGATAGAAAAGTAGATGAGTGGAATGTCGATGGTTACTTAAACGTAACTGGCGTTTCAACATTTATTGGCACAGTAAATGTGCAAGGTGAAGCATTTATTGGAAATGTTGGGATATCTTCAGATTTAATAAGAACAACATCTGGAGACACACTTTATATTGATCCATATCCTGATGGATTAAGCAATCAAGGAACTGTTGTTATTAAGGGCAATCTTCAAGTTGATGGTGATACAACAGCAGTAAATTCTAGCGAAGTATTTGTAGATGATGTAATTTTAAAACTTGGTGATGTTAATAAAGTTAGAACTGTTGTAGGTGAAGATGCTATTAGTGGTGTCAGTACGATAAGACTGGACTCAACTTCAAATTTAAATGAAAATGATGTTGTAACTGGATCCCAATACTTATCAGCATCTGGGATATCAACTATTACGTTTATTACAAGTGATAATATTATTGTATTATCAGAGTCTCTTACTGGAACGATATCCACAGAAACTCAACTAACAATAACATCTGGTTATGATACAAATACCGATAGGGGTATTTCTTATGATTATAATACTGGTATAGGTACTGCAAATAATAAAACTGGTTTCTTTGGTTATGATGATAGCACTGGGCGTTGGACATATATCCCAGATGCTACTATCACAAATAGTGTTGTATCGGGAACAAAAGGTGAGTTAGATCTTGGTGCTGCTTATTTTGATTGGGCAGTATCTGGAATACATACTAGAGGGTCTGCTTATTTTGATACTAATGGTAAGTTGATAAGCACACTATCACCAGAAGTTGGTTATGCAACAACTTCTAATTTTGTTTTAACAACTGACGCTTCAAATGTTCCTGTTTGGACTAGCGTTTTAGACGGAGGATCTTATTAAAATGGCAAAACCAAATAGTAGACAGTCACTAATTGATTATTGCCTTAGGCGATTGGGTGCTCCTGTATTAGAAATTAATATTGATGATGACCAAATTGATGATTTGGTCGATGATGCTCTTCAATATTTTCACGAAAGACACTTTGACGGTGTTGAAAGAATGTTTTTGAAATATAAAGTTAGTGCTGATGATATTGCTAGAGGAACAGCAAAATATAGTGGCGGATCATTTACAGCAAATGCTGGTATTGTAACAACCACAGGAATTTCTACAACTTCTTACGGTACAAATACTTTCAACTTCTACGAAAATTCAAATTACATTCAAGTTCCAGATTCAGTAATAGGAATTGAAAAAATATTTAAGTTTGATACTAGTTCCATTTCTGGTGGAATGTTCAGCATTAAGTATCAATTATTCTTGAACGATCTTTACTATTTCAATTCAGTTGAACTACTTCAATATTCAATGGTTAAGTCATATCTGGAAGATATTGACTTCCTTTTAACAACAGATAAACAAATTCGTTTTAATAAGAGACAAAATAGATTATATTTGGATATTGATTGGGGGGCACAGGCAGAAAATGATTTCTTTGTTATAGATTGCTATAGAATTTTAGATCCTAATGATTTTACAAGTGTTTATAATGATAGTTTTGTGAAAAAATATTTAACTGCTCTCATGAAGAGACAGTGGGGACAAAATCTAATCAAGTTTAGAGGTGTTAAACTTCCTGGTGGAATTGAACTGAATGGTAGAGAAATATATGAAGATGCTGAAAGAGAGTTGGAGCAAATTCGAGAGAGAATGACCATGGATTATGAATTACCACCTTACGACTTTATTGGATAATGGCACTTAATCCCTTCTTTCTACAAGGATCTCCAAGCGAACAAAGACTTGTGCAAAGTCTTATTAATGAGCACCTACAGATACATGGTGTTGAAGTAATTTATATACCAAGAAATTTTGTTAATAAAAAAACAATCATTGAAGAAGTCCAATCATCAAGATTTGATGATAACTATGCTATTGAAGCATATATTAATACATATGAAGGACACGCTGGTGGTGGGGACATACTAACAAAATTTGGAATGAGTTTGAAGGATGAAGTAACTCTAACCATTTCAAAAGAAAGATTTGAGGATTTTATTGGACCATTTCTTGGAGCGCAAGGAGATGAATATGAAATCGAATTGTCCACTCGTCCAAGAGAAGGTGACTTAGTCTATTTCCCTTTAGGGCAAAGGTTATTTGAAGTAAAGTTTGTTGAACATGAGCAACCTTTTTACCAGTTAGGCAAACTATATGTTTATGAGTTGAAATGTGAACTCTTTGAATATGAAGATGAAATCATTGATACTTCAGTATATGAGGTTGATTCACAAATTCAGGAAGAAGGTTTTATTACTACATTGAATTTAATTGGTGTTGGTGTTACTGCTCAAGTTTCACCGTTTGTTGGAATTGGATATGTTCAGGAAATAACATTAACAAATGACGGTAGTGGGTACACATCAACCCCAACAGTCGCCATCTCAACTTCACCATCAGGAAATCCACTACATAATGCTACTGCTGTAGCTATTACAACTGTTAGAGCAGGAGTTCGTTCAGTTAAGGCAATTTACTTAACAAATGCCGGTGCTGGTTACACAGTTGCTCCAACAATCACAATCACTGGTGGTGGCGGGACTGGTGCTATCGCTACATGTGGAATTAACACAACTTCATATGGTATTGTCAGAACTGTAATTGATGATGTTGGTTCTGGATATGCTGGAAATGTACCGACGATAACATTTACTGGACCAGTTGGTGTTGGCTCAACTGCCACAGCAATTCTAACCATTAATGATGCAACAAATGGAATCAGTTCTGTAAGATTTATAAGTCCTGGATATGGATATACTGAGTTTACATACCCAACTTCAACAGTTTCTGCACCATCAATAATAACGGGTGTTGGCACATTTGCCTTCAATGAAATTATTACTGGACAAACTTCAAATACTGTTGCAAGAGTTAAATCCTGGGATCAGGATGATCGAATTCTTAAGATTTCAAATGTTGGAATAGGTTCAACAACTGCAGGATTCTTACCAGGAGAAACAATTGTTGGTACAATATCTTCTGCAAGATATACAGTTAAGAGTTATGTGCATGATGATACTTATGATAAATACACCCAGAATGATGAAATCGAAGAGGAAGCAGATAACCTCTTAGATTTTACAGAATCGAATCCATTTGGTGAATACTAATGTTAGGGACTTATTTTTACCACGAAATTATTAGAAAAACTGTCATAGGTTTTGGCACGTTATTCAATGATGTTCGTATTCGTCACCAGGATAGAAACGGTGCTGATATAACAGACCTCAAAGTTCCTATTGCTTATGGTCCAGTTCAAAAGTTTTTGGCAAGAATAGAACAGCAACCAGACTTGAACAAAGCAGTTGCTATGACGCTTCCAAGAATGTCTTTTGAAATGACATCTCTTCAATATGACTCCACTAGAAAGGCGGGAGTAACTCAAACTTTTAAAGCATCAGATGGAACTAATTTAAAAAAAGTATTTTTGCCTGTACCATATAATATTGGATTTGAACTCAACATTCTTTGTAAAATCAATGATGATGCTCTACAAATTGTTGAGCAAATTCTACCATTTTTTCAACCAGCATTTAATATAACAATTAACTTAATTGATGCCATTGGTGAAAAGAGAGATGTACCTATCGTACTTGATAACATTTCATTCCAAGATGATTATGAGGGAGATTTTGCAACTAGAAGAGTTCTAATTTATACTTTATCTTTTACCGCAAAGACTTATCTGTTTGGACCAATTGCAGATACTACAGATGGATTGATCAAGAAGGTTCAGGTCGATTATTATGCAGATACTGCTACCAATAGCAGAAGAGAATTGCGTTATACGGCAACACCTCAGGCAAATAAAGATTATAATAATGATAACACTGGCGAGTTGTCACAAGATATTGGTTTAGATACAACCCTCATCGGAGTACGTGATACAACTGGATTTGTTGCCGGAAATAGAATTAGAATAGATACTGAAAACATGTATGTGAAGGAAGTTCCAAATTCTTCACAACTGATTGTTATCAGAGGATATAATAATACAACTGTAGCAACTCATGTTGAGAGCACAAAGATTGATTTGCTAACAGCAGCAGATGATGCTCTTATCGAACCTGGTGATGATTTTGGATTTAGCGAATCACTATTCTCATACACAGACTCTAGAGATTTTAGCCCAACATTACAAACTGATATTTGAGTAAATTAATATGTCAAATAATTTTGAAAAACTCGATGAGGCACTGAACGTGGAAAGTAGCATTGTAGAAGTTGAAGAACAATCAACAAGTATTCAAAAAAAGAGACCAGAAGAAAAAACTGATATTAAAAAAGATTATGAGTACACTCGTGCTAATTTATATTCCTTAATTGAAAAAGGTCAAGAAGCAATTAATGGAATCATGGAACTTGCCGGTGAAGGTGGTAGCCCAAGAGCATATGAAGTTGCTGGTCAGTTGATCAAGAGTGTTGCTGATACAACAGATAAATTGATTGATTTACAGAAAAAACTCAAAGACGTTGAAGAAGAAGTTGAGAAGAAAGGACCAAATAATGTTACTAACAACGCAGTATTTGTTGGATCAACATCAGAACTACAAAAACTACTCAAACAAGGTTTTCTAAATAATAAAGAAGAATCTTAAATTCTAATGGGTTGGTCTGACAAATATAAAAAGTCAATTGATTGTGATAATCCAAAAGGATTTTCTCAGCGTGCCCATTGTCAAGGAAAGAAGAAGAAAATGAATGAATCAAAATCCGGAGACCAAGGTCTTCGTGATTGGTTTGGAAAATCAAAATCTTCTGATGGAAAACCTGGATGGGTTCAACTTGGCGGCAAATACGCAGGAAAACCCTGTGCTCGTCAACCTGGTCAAACTTCTACACCAAAATGCGGAAGTTCTAAAATGAAGAGAGATCTTTCTGATAAAGAAGAAGAAAGAGCAAGAAGAAGAAAGAATCGTTTAGATCCCAACCAACCAGAAAAGTCTGGTGGAGCAAAACCAACTAACGTAAGAACTGAAGAAATGGACCTACAAGAAGTAAAAGATAAACCAGGTAAAGGTAGTGGTAAGAAGGACGCTTGCTACAACAAAGTAAAGTCACGCTACTCTGTTTGGCCAAGTGCATATGCTTCTGGAGCACTAGTCAAGTGTCGTAAAGTTGGTGCTGCGAACTGGGGTAATAAGACTGAAGAAAAAGATCATGAGTATTCAATGGCACGCTCAGAGATCTCAACAATTATCTCTGCAGCAAAGAGACTGAAGAAGAAAATGGGTAAGGGTGAAGGTGAACTTGAAGCTTGGGTTCAGTCAAAAATTACAAAGGCAGCAGATTATCTCGATACTGCTGCTGATTATGTTACTAGTGGTGAGCATAAAGTTGATGAAGCATGTTGGGTTGGTTACAAGCAATTGGGTATGAAGAAGAAAGGAAAGAAAATGGTTCCCAACTGTGTAAAAGAAGATGTATGTCCAGTTTGTGGATATGATCCTTGTCAGTGCTTAGAGGGCACTATCAGTGAGATTCACTCTCAGGCACATACACCACATGAAGTTCCAGGATCAAATATAAAAAATCTGGTTAAGAAGGCAGTTAAAAGAATTGATGTAGACGTTGATGGTGATGTGGATAAGAAAGATCCAACCACTTCTGTTGGAACTGCTGGTACAAAGAGAAAAATCCACGCACCACATGAAGTTCCCGATAGAGATTTGAAAAAACTCGTCAAAAAAGCAGTCAAGAGAATTGACACTGATGTTGATGGTGATGTTGATAAAAATGATCCAAAAGCAGGAGATTTTGGTGAGTTTGTTCCAACACCAGATGGTAAGAAGAGAATTACAACCACTTTGAAGAAAGAGTCATTTACTATCGATAAAGGTGCCCATAAAACAGCACAAAGAAGAGAGAAAATCAGAGCACTTGTAAATAGAGGTGAAGGTGGTGAAAAGGAAGTTGCCAAAAAGAAACTAGGCACTACTGCTGAACTTCCAAAATTAAAAGAGTTCACTCAGTTTATGGAAGATTGGCAAAAAGTCAATAAGTCCGATAAAACTGATGGTATGAGTCCTGCAGCAGTTAAGGCATATCGCCGTGAGAACCCAGGTTCCAAACTTAAGACTGCTGTAACTGGTGATCCAAAACCAGGCAGTAAGGATGCTAAGCGCAGAAAGTCCTTCTGCTCACGCTCTAAGGGGCAGCAAGACATGCATAACATCGATTGCTCAAAAGACCCCGATAAAGCAATTTGTAAAGCACGTCGCCGCTGGAAATGCTAATGAAAAGTTTTCAACAGTTTCTATCAGAAAGTATCACTATCAATGGTGATTTCAACGGAACCCTAAATGTAGGTGGTTCTACACAACCAGAACCTGCTGCAGAATCATATCTGGCAGATGTTGTCTGGGAAGGAAAAATATATAGATTAGAAATAGAAGGAACAATGCCTTCTAAGAATGAATTGACAGAACAACTTCAAGGTGAGTATCCTGGAGCGATTGTTCATAACATTTATCCATCAGAATCAAACACTTTAAAAATTAAAAGTTCACAAAGGTATCGTCCAGAAAGACTATCGTGGAGTGATTAATGGCTCAGTGGAATAAGACTACACAAGACTTCTTAAACCAAGAGAGAAGTCTCTTTGAGGTTTATAATATCGCAGATCACTGGGGAAACCAAACAGACTGGAGACCTCAATTCAGCAATAACAATCGTCTCAAAGTTGCTCCGTATCAAACAATTTTCT